GCAGATGCACAAGGTGTACCGTTATATCAACTTGTATTAAACCCCGACCTATTTAACAGACTTGTAAGACCATGAATGAAGAAGAACAAATAGCTAGCACGGGGTTTATGAATACAGACCCTTATCCTGATGAGGAGCAGCTAGAAACTATAGAAGGTAAACCTGTGTTTGCTGCTCCTTTTGGTTATTCATTTGGTAATAGCTCTGTAGACTTAAATGTCAAAGAGAACCACGATACCATGAAAGATGAGTATGACGCATATTGGAATCTACCAAGAGGAGAAGATAGAAATAAAGCACAAGAAGCATTTAACCAAAAGTACTTTGGCATGTCTACTGAAGAAGTACGAGCAAACCAACGTCAAGTTAATTTAAAAGCTAACAATCCAATCAAAAAATTAGACCAGACGTTTCAAGGTTTATCAGCGTATGGTTTAGGTGTACCTGATTTTGTTATGGATGCGGCTGGTACTCTGATACCCGGTATGGATAAGGTAGATGACTGGTGGGATAAGAAAACAAAATTAGATAGTCCTACAAATCAAGCTATCAGAAGATTATCGTCTTTAGTTATACCCGGTATATTAGGTGGTAACGCTGTACAAGGATCGATTAATGCAAAGTTTGCTGGTGGTACAATGCTTAGTAAGCCATGGTTTCAAAAACTACTAGCTACTGGTGCTGCTCACGGTACATTAGATATGGGTATCACATACCTAAACGATATATCTGAAGAGCAAACAATGACTGATGACCTTAGTCAGATGTTTCCTAAAACTTTCGGACCCGGTGGAAGATTACCGTTAGTAGATTTTTTTAGAACTAACGACAGTGATAGTCCACAGATGCGTAAGCTAAAAAATACATTAGAAGCTGCACCATTTGCTGCTATCGGAAGTGTGATTGGTGGCTATGCTGATTTATCGAAAGGTAAAAAAGTCATGGATTGGTTTGAACCTTTAGATGACGCATCACAGGCATACAAACAGACAAACATTGAGTTTGGTGATGACACAGATCTTATAATACGTTTACAAGAAATAGATGAGTTACTGTCTCTTGGCAACGAAAATATGAGTAGAGCTGCACAAGATTTACTTATTAATGAAAAGATAGAACTTGAAGATCTCATAGGTCGCAACAAAAATATGGACGATGTTGCACGTAGAGAAGAAGCTATGAGAACTGTAGAAACAGAAGCTGCTGTTGATAACAAACTTAATCCAGACTACGATCAGTTAGAACTAGATATTAACGTAGATGGATTAGATCCAGACTTAAACTCTAATATTCTTGACGACGCTGCTAAAGCTAAACAAAGCATACCTCCCGGTAACGTAGCACGTAACATGGCTGATACTACAGCTATTAAGAATGGTAGTGACTTTTCAACTGGCGACCCTGCACCTATTATTACCGACTCTATGAGACGTAAAGGTCTTATGGTAGGTCCTACATCACGTGGTGCTGTTATGGGTGTAGCAGAAGAAGCTAGAGATGCTGGTAGATTTAATGCTATTGTAGATGGTATTAGATATGGTACAAAAGAAATGAACGCAGCTGCTTGGGGTATATTTAATGATATTATATCAGTCCCTACAGTAGATGATTTACGTGATTTATTCGCTACAACTAAAGACGTTAAGAACCTACTTGGCGGTCTATACAGAGTAGAGTATGCACCAGAAGATACAATACGTGCTACAGCATTTGCAATTAAATACTTGTTTGATAGATTCTTAGGTAGACCTATAGCTGAATCATCTGCTAGAGTTATGGATACACTAGGTAGAGAAGTAGATACGTTAGCTGGTGCATTAGATGAAATGGCTCCAGAAATTGATCGTAACCGTGCTATGGATTTAATCATAGGTAAGCTAGAGTTTCTACTAGATGAATATGCACTAAACAAATATATATCAGGTTGGCAGTTACGTAACAAAAACTGGTTTGACCAGACTCCCCCAGCTAGTGCAAGAGAAGCTATAGAAATACTAACAGAAGAGTTTACAGAAGTAGAAAATAGTATACATGCTAAGAATAGAGCATTTACTAAAGAACTTAAAAGATTACAGAAAGAGAATCCAGTAGTATTAAAACCTTTACTTGATGCTTTCTCACACACTAATGGTGATGTAGATAGCCAAGTTAAGTTAATGAAATGGGCAGCAGATCAGATTACACCTTTAGGTTTATTAAGAAGTCCTGATCCTGAGAATATGAATTTGTTTGCTAAAGCTGTATGGGCTGTACGTTATAACAATATGTTATCAGGTATATCTGCATTTAATGCTGGATTAGGTAACAGCTTACAGTTACTTACAAAAACATTAACTCTATCATACGGACATCTTTTAACAATTCCTTTTAAACCAGTAGCAGGTTTTACTGGATTAAAACGTGCGTTTTATTACAACACTGCATTATACGAAACAAACAAGCGAGCTATTACAGACGCTTATCGTATGATGAAAAAGATGAATAATGATCCACAAGCTATGCTATCCGCAGCTCGTAAAGATTATGTATTTAAGACTGATAAGGCGTGGAATATTATGGAAGATATGATTCCAGTATATGAAGCACAAGGTAACTGGGGTAGAGCATATCAACTTAAAGTTGCATCTAACTTAAAACAGTTAGCTGGTATGAAAGCTATGCGTTATGGTATGACTGGTATGGTATTTCCAGATGTATTTACAGCATCACATACTGCTACACATATATCACGCTTGAACGCATATACAGATGTTTTAGCCGATCAAGGTTGGCCGAATATGAAGATGCTTAAAGAGGCAGAACTTGAAAACTACTCTAAGTATTTTGATGAAGATGGATTAATTAAGAATGATGTAGTCAAAGCTTTAACAGGTGATATTGCACTTAACACCGACGATGCTCTATCTAACTATCTAACTAAAGCAACTACTGCATTTCCTATACTAAAAGAAGTTATGGCTTTTCCACGGACAGCTTCTAACTACATGAAAATAGGATTATCTTATACGCCTATATCAGCTATACCAAATATGAATAAGTTTTCTAAGACTATGTACGCAGTCTCAGAGTCTGACATAGCTGAAGCTTTACTAGAGCATGGTATAGATATGTCCAAGACTCCTAATGCTCGTGTTATATTTGAAGACTTACGTGCTGAATATATAGGTAGACAAGCTCTAGCTAATACTATGGTTGCTACGTTATATGGATATGCTATGAGTGGTAACATACGTGGTAATCTACATTACAATGCGAAAACCAGAAGAGATCAGATGAATCAAGGTTTAGAACCTAAAACTATCTACGTTCCCGGTCTGAACAAATGGGTAAGTTACAAAGGATGGATAGGTATAGAACATGTACTCGCTCCTCTTGCAGACTTAGCTATGTATATGAAAGATGCTGACGAACATCTTATTGAAAGCTGGCAATCAAAAATTTCATGGACTATTGGTGCTACATTCTTAAATGATACACCACTATATGGTTTAGAAAAAGTATTTGATATACTGAATGGTAATGAACGTGCTTTCTCACAGTTTATAGCTGGTGCAGCTAGCTCAATGGTTCCGTTAAGTGGAGCTTTGAATGTTACAGCAAATGCAATACACCAAGCACAACGTAATATCGAAACTGATATAGGTGAGTTCTTTAAAAATAGACTACCCGGTCTTAAAGGTACAGTACCAATAGCAATCAATCCTATTGATGGACTAGAAATTAAAGATGCACAGAATCCCGCATTAGGTGCATTTAACGCTGCTAGCCCTGTTAAGTTTCATGATGAAGTAAAACCATATATGCAGTTCTTGCATGATATAAGATACGGAGGTCTTGGTGCTTTCAAATATGACAGTACAGGATCTTACGAATGGTCAGCTGAAGATCAAGAAAAAATATACAGGATTACAGGTGCTATGAATCTCGAAAAAGAGATCATGAGAATTGCTAACAGAAAAGATAATCAAGCAATAATTAATGATTTAATGAATCTAAGAAATGAGTATCACCCCGGTAATGATGTAATTAAGTTAAAAGCTAGATTAAGTCCTGTTCATAGAGAATTAGATTTATTAATAAACAATGCTATCAAGGTAGCTGAACTCGAATATCTAAGAGATAAACCACTCATACAACAAGCTATTGTTAATGCACAATTAGCTAAAAATAGAATGAAGGAAGGCGACGTATCCGGTGCAGCTGAACTTCAGAAAAAAGACGCCCAAATTAAACAACTTATAGAACACGGTAACTAACTTATGAGTGCTGTTATACAAAACGAATATACAGGTAACAATAGTACTACTCAGTACTCCTTTACATTCCCATATCTTAAGACCTCAGACATCAAAGCAAGTCTGGACGGTGTGGATACGACGGCATTTAC